TTACTGTAGACTGCTGCTCCTTAAATAGCTGTGTGGCACTTTTTGCCGGTGTGAGGAAAGACGATAAAAACTCGGTAGCCCGGCGAATCTGAAGATTAAAGGCTTTCTTTATTCTGAGCAGGTTGGTGGTGCTGTCGGCATAGGCTGTCTGTGCATCCACAGTCTTTTTCTGGATCAGCTCGAACATGGCCAGTGCTTCGGCCTGAGCCTCGGTTACATTGCCATCCTGTAGCTTAAGCTTTACCAGGCTGGTATACTCTTCAGAGTCTTTGCGGATGGCCACACCGAGTTGCTTAAGCTGCTCGGTTTCGCCCAGCATGGCTTTTGTAAGTATTTCAGATACGCCGGCCGCCCCAAGCCTGCCGCCCGACCACTCATCCAAAGCACCGGCAAGGCTCTGAAGCTCTACCGATAGGTTGGCCGAAGCTTCGCGGGTAAAGTCCAGTGGCACCAGCAGGTCTGCCGTGGACGATGCGGCCTTGATAAATTCATTATTGGTAAGCCCCATCTTGGCCGCCACACGTTCGGCCGTATTTTCGACCATTTTAAAAGAATCACCAAAGACTATCTCGGCGCGTCGCTGTATGAGCTGCATATCGGTGGCCGTTCCCAGGATCGACTTCGATAAACGGGCAAAGCCGGCCGTAATGGCAGCAAATGAGAATACCGGCAGCAGGCGCATGGCGGTGCCCTTGAGCTTGTTAATCATGCTGTCGGTGCCGCGAAGGCGCTCGTTAAGCGGCCGGATGGTTTTGTTTACCTGGTCGAGCTCCTTCATCTTGTTTACCCACTGCTCGGATCCGATCTCCAGCCGGCGGATCTCATTCTTCAGCTTTTTGCTGTGGTTATACAAGGAGTTGATGGTATTGCCCACCTGTTTGTCGTTCAGGTAGGTGTAATAGCGGATGTTTTCGTTGCGTGTTGCCATTATTGGATGAACATTCGTTTGGTGTTAATATTGATGGCATCGCCGGTGTGGCGGGTCACTATCTCGGTAAGCCGCGGGATCTCATCGTCAAGGGTGGGATTGAACCAGGGTTTTGGTTTGCGCTTGACTGCCCCGCCGCTTTTGTTCACAACGCTGCCGCCGTTGTATGCATAGCCACGGCCAACACCCTTTTCGAGAAATACACCATGACGTAAAAGGCCAAAGCCGATGGCATATATTTCGCCGCCATCGCGTTTGAAGCGCACACTCTTGGCAATGGATGGTTGTTTGCGTTTAAGCTTGCCGGCCACTGAGCGGCCCCATTTTTCGAGGGCGGCATTATACTCCTTGATGTTGGCTTCGCTTTTGAGCATGTGCATGCCGCTTACACCGGCATATACGCCCTTGCGCGACAATGATACCTCGGGATCATCTATCATAAAGTGTAAGCCGGCGCGGTTGCGGCGGCCTCCCTGCTGTTGTTCGAGTAATCGCTTGGCATAGCTCATACCACAAAAATGGACACTGAGCAGTGGAATTTAAAGGACTGAGAATGAAAAAACCCCGCAGGGGTTGTGCGGGGCTTAAGGCTGATTAATTGTAAATTGGCACTGTGATGGCCCGGCTTTTTAATTCCAGTTCTAAATCTACAAGCACCAGGCTAATGTCGCGGATCATGTCAACATAATGATCAATTGCATCCATGTGCACCGCCTGCCTTAAATCGTTGATGCGCTGTTCCCTTACCGATTGAAGGGTTTCAAAAATGTTGCCCGGTTCCACGCCGATGGCCTCCAGGGCAGGCCATACCTTTGATTTTTCTGCCATTTTGTTTCCTCCAAAGGAAAAACCCGCAGGATGCAACGGCCTATAGAAAGCCGTCCGCGCCTTACGGCCACGGAGCCCTGCGGGTTTCCCCTATTATGGAAGTGATTATTCAACATGATCTAAAACGATACGCCAGGCTAAGCCCGTTTTGATTTGTGGATAAAGCAAAGCCCCTGGCCTTTTCCTGGCGCAACAATTGCCCGGCTTTACCCAGTTGGCTGTAGCCCATAAATTGCAGGATGATACCACACACGGCCACACCCCCGCCGGCATACATCATTACAGGTATCGGGCTTGAATCGCCCGGGTTGGCTCCATAGATAGCCATGCCGCTTCCGGCAAGAAGAAATGACAATCCTACTACCAAATTAATGGATGCCTTCTGAAACATTACATCAGATGTTTTTTGACTGAATAATGTGTCAACATCCCAATGGGTTTGCCCGATACAATTTACTGATACCAATAACGCAACAATAAGAAAAAGTTTTTTCATGTCGTATTTTTTTTAGCTAACCTACAATAATTATTCCACTTCATAAAATCCGCGGAAGATAAAAATGTAACTGGCTTCGTTCAAAATGCTAAAGGCCATGCCGCTGGCATACAGCTTTCGGTTGCCGGCTGTGTTGTTTTCGGCATCGATATAAGACGGGTGTCGGACCTTTGGTGTGGCGCTATCGGGTGCTGCTGCACCGTCGACCGGCAGCAGGGCATTCACATCCTTGGGTGTTACAGGCAATGATATGGTGAGGGCGGTAAGTGTCGAACCTGAGTCGTTTGTTCCGCGCACCATTATATAAAAGTCTATACGCTTTTCGCGCTGCTCATACCTTGCCACAGTGGTGGGAGCGCTGGGCGTTCCGCCGCTCCAGGTAAGGGTCGGAGTCCAGTCCGTCCATGCCTTTTTGCGGGTGCTGATACGGGTAAAGTTATCAGCATCCCAGGCGCCGGCTTCCAGGTCGCTGTTTGCCATCCATACCTCCCAGCCATAGGTGGCGTCTTCCTTTACCACAAGCTGGCCGGTACGGTATGGCCGGGAGCTGTCGAACACCTTGCCGGCCATGCCCGTGAGCAAATAGGTAAGGGCATCGTTCATATCCTCACCGGTTATTTCATTGTTATTATTGGTATCGATATTATTATCGAACCAGGTCTTTAGCGTGGAATAAATAGGGTCAGCCATGGCTATCAGTTTTTATGTGTTCCAGTAATCATTATTAAAATCGTTGTTTGGGGTGGCATTGGCAAAGTCGCCGGCCAGTACCGACATGCTGTATGATGTAGAATTTTCGGTAGTATCGGCCGTGATCTTAACCAGCTCGGCCTCGACGGTCCCGTCAAAAGGAAACTTGATCGACAGCTTTTTAATAAGGTAGCGGGTCGACTTGATCCGGATCCGCTTGCGCATATCCAGGTTAAGGATGTCGGGCAGGCTCAACCGAAGGTTCCACCGGGTTTCTTTGCTTGATTCCAAAAATTCATTCCATGCAGCCCACCATTGATTATATAATCCCTTCTCCCCATCCCATTGCATGGTGTAATTGCCCGTGCTGTTGCCATGCAAATCAATGGCATCGGAGCTGGCCAGCGGATAATAATATCCGCGCGAGTCTGTATATATGCCCCGGTAAAATACCAGCCTTGCCGTAAACTGATTTCCGGAAAGATTAGCCACATGCACGCTATTGCCCTGCTGGTCGAGCTTTGGCACCTTATACTGAACCATAACATAATCCTCAACATCCTGATCCCACCCAATGGTCCATTCAGAGGATGGCGGTATGGGGCTTACTGCGCTTTTTATGGGAGTCGCCCCATCACCAATAATAAGGTTTTGGTAAGGGTAACTTAACTTGTTCCAGCTTTTAATTAAATCATCATCTTTTACATATATATAATAGGCACATTCATATACCACATAGCGCACATCGCCAATATCATCCGTGCCCGGGAGGTGGGCTATTGAATTGACTGCTGTTTTGATGGTATAGCCTGAAAGGTCTTTAATAAAATCCTTAGTGTTACTGTCGTCACCATCCCAGGTGTAATCCATGTCAAAACCACTCTTTTGGTCATTGCCATTTATCTCGATAAGGTTTATCACTTTATCAGTCCAGTCAACAATGGTATTACTTAACAGCTTTTCGAGCGGCTCAATATAAAATTTCCTTTCGCCCGGAATATAAAAATATCCAAGGTTAAAGAGTTGCTTTATTCCTATCAGGAGTGTTTTTACAGGTATGTCCGGGAGCAGCTTATCCGGGCTTAATGACAGGGGGGCTCCGCTTATTAAGAATAAGTGTAGATATTTCCGAATCATCATACCAGTCGCCTCCAACACTAAATCCGTAATTCTCAAATATTTTCGTAATAACAAATTTTAAGTATAATAAAGGGCAGAAAACCTGAACTGCAGATGTTTTTTCATTATAATGAGGTATCAGGCCCGAAAAGTCGGCAAATTTGTCGCTGAAAAAATTATTAACAAACCCCCAGCTCGAAAAAGTATTTTCCTCATTAAAGCTTTCGTTTTCAAAATTATCACCAAAAAACCCAGCATTTTTTATCGGTGGGGCAACGATATTATAGGTGGGGTATCCCGACTTGGCAGCTGCCACCAGGTAATGTTTTGCCTGTGTATCATTTGCCCCCAGGGTAATATCATCGCCATAATCGATGGCCGGGAGTTTCATCTCCTTAATCATCTCTTTAAGTTCACTCATACCACCGATAATGTTTCCCCGAAACTCGGTATCTGATGATTTTTTCAACTTGAATTTTCCGCTTACAATTTTTACCCCGTTGCTATAAACTTCGCAATCATAGATATTGGCCTCCAGTGCCTGGTAAGCTTCGGGCATGTTCAAAAATTCAAAGATTTTCCTGTTGGTTGCTGTGGCCGGAAGGTTAATCATTTGTGATATATCACCCATAACCACATTGTCGCCAAAGGCCGGGCTTTGAAACGAATACCTTATTGTGGTATTTGGGTGTGTATCCACAAAACTCCCGTTTATTTTAATGGCTAAATTCATACAACGCTTGATGATGATGCCGATGGCGATGCTGATGATGATGATTCTTCGGGTGGCTCCGGTTCTGACCCCGGGTTCACATTCCACAAATTTGCGGGTGTATACACCTTGTTTTTGAAATTATATTTGTATTCAAAAGCCAGGGCCCTGAGATTGTCATTTTCGCCATATTCCACCTTAACCTTATTGTTAAGAATGATCTCCAGGTGTTGCGCGTTGTTGATCTCGAGTTTGCATTCGCTCAGGCGAAAATCGCGCAGGTATTCCAATTCATCGGCTGTGATAAATCCGGTGAGTGCCTTTACCACATGCTCCTCTGAAAAGTCCCAGGCCTGTATTGTTCCCTGGCTGGCTGTATACCAGTATGGCCTGAACTTATCGGCCTGCTGGTTATCCACAGGAAACTCCAGGGAGGGAATACCCGTGGCATACATAGGCTCAATGCCGCCAAGGCTGTTGGCATATAGGTAGTGCCGTAAATTCCGGCGGTGTTTTTGGTCGACCCTGAACTTGTACCGTTTGGTTATTTCGCTGCCATCGCTGTGATCTTCCAGCCACAGCTCATAATAACTTACCGTTTTAGCGGGGGTGATATCACCAATTGACAGCTGACCGTATCCGGCCGGGAAAGCCCATACAGTATACTCATACATTAATGATGATGTATGAATCAGGGTGTCGGTATCTGCCGAGCTGCTGCCATCGGTATAATATGCCTTGCAATGCAGATCCACCTGTGCTATCTGGCCGCCGGTATGATTTAAAAAGTACAGGTAATGCTGTTGGGCCGGCGTCACCTTTTTGTCGGCCAGCCAGGTCATGCACATTTTTTCGTCGGCCATGTAATCATCGCTGAAAAATCCTGCCGTTGGGTACTCCTGGCGCGATACCCCCCCCTTTATGATATGGTATGCCGATCCGCCCACGCTGTCGTTGGGCGAACCATCTACATATTCCTGGGCCACGATCATGAACCGCTTCACCACCTGCCGGCACCAGGTGGGAGCTGTCTGGTTATAATCGGGCATGTCGTATGACAGCAGGGCATCGATAATCTCCTGCACATCACAATAGGCTATACCATCATCATCGGGGGCAAGGTCGACCGTAGATATTACTTCCCATGAACTGGCATAATGCTGGTCCTTGTCAACGTAAACCTTCAAAATGATGTAGGCATCGCTTTCGCTGGTATGCACTGCAAACGGAACGGGGTTCCGGCTAAAGTTTACCGCATCGGGCTGTTTGATTAGTGTTAATGACATTACAGGTCCCAGTTGTCAGGTTTAAAACTCAGATCGATCGGCACAAAAATGCTTATTTCTGTTTCCCATCCGATAAATCCATCGCTCTCATAGATCACCGGGCGCCCGGCGATGTCGGCCGTGCGAAACCCCGGCAGCCGGTTATACTGGCTCTCACGGCGCAAGTAGCTCAGCACCTGGTCGGCAATAACCTTGCAGGAACTGATCATGCTGCGCACGGTATCCGGTGATGATGATTTTGTTGATCTTGCTTTAAGAATCTCAAAGGTGACCGACCAGGCATCCTGGGTGTTTGACGACAGCATGTCGATTTTACCGGCTTCCGGAGGGTCCACCACCATGGCAGGCAGGTTCACCCCCTTGCCAAGGGTTACCAGTATATCTTCATGATCACGCTCAGCAAACGACTGTATCGCTTTGTTTTTAGTGGCGATCGTGCGCAAATAGTCGTACAGACCATCGTAACTGAACCTGTCGTGATTTGATGCCATTATCGTTTGTTTAGTTTCTTTTTCAATTCATTCGATTTGCGGATCTGCTCCTCCAGATACCGGAAAGCGAAATACACATCAAGCTTTTCCACCTTATCCTTTTCATGCGGATAATCAGCCACAAGGGCTATCAGCACATCGCCCCACGAAAAGGTGCCCTTTTTCTCCTGTTCCGCTTCTGCTTTTTTTGGGAACAGCAGTGGGAAACAATCAATCATATGCCGGCGACCGGCCATGAAGAAAAGCAGTATGGCCTGCTTCTTTGCCACACTGTACCTTCTTCGCCGGTGGGCTGTAAGGTCAACACGGCTTGCCTTGAACTCCCCCCTGCAGTAGAGGGTTGCCACCAGTTTATCAAGATCACCCGGATCCTTCTTTGACATATAGCGAAGGAAAAAGGTGTCGGCATATATAAACTGCCCAAAGCTAATGTCCTTCATCTTGTAGCGAGGGCCGGTGTATTTTTGCATCCGCAGGCGGATCACCGGCACCGGGTTTTCTATGGGGGTTATCTCTCTCCATAAAAAGTTCAGCGCACGATGCAGTCCGTTAACCTGCGACAGGTTAAGCCTTCGAAGGTGTTTGTTCGATATGCGGAGCAATTTAATGAGTATCTCATCTTTTATTTGTACCAATGGCTGGTTTGATAAAAGCCGCGGAGCGATAAAGAGAAGCTGACGTGGTGTGAGCTCGTCCCATCGCGCAGGAATCTTCCTGAAGATCTTTTTGTTTTGACTGATTATCCTGACCTTATTCATTACATTACAAATATTCCTTTATCCTCATCATTGGTATAAAAGCGGTTATCGGCACATGAATATGATTCGCTTTGCTGCGAATACGTATAATATTCCGGATATTTCGTCGCCGTGGCGTGTGTATCAAGATAGTCGGTAAGTTTCTGAAGGTATTTCATACCCCAGCGCTCAGCCGAATCAGTCTGCTGTCCCAGCGTATTGTTCCTGTCGCGCAGGTTGCTCATCGCTCTGTTATACTCCACCATCAGGTCTGTCAACACACTTCCGTATTCGGTGTATGCAATATGTATAGACAGGTGAGCCAGGGCCGGTTTTATCATATTGATTATTATCCGGTCAGCGGCACTGATTTCATTATTAAGAATGCTTGTTTTGAGCAGGTCATAATAATCCTGTCCAATTGCCTGTGATATATAAAAATCCTGTGCTTTTTTTATAGGCGGTAGCAATTCGCGAAAGACCACCCTGTTGTCGTCAATATTAAAGTATTTATTAAAATCCTTCGAGCTCCAGATGAACATCCCGGCCATATCAGCATGCTGATCTGTTCCTTTCCAGTTGGCATAAGTATCCAAATTTTCCATCAGGTGAACGATCATGTTCTCGATGGCTGCATATCCGGTCTTTTTATACTTGTCGTGGAGCTGGTCGATCTGCCACTGAAAGGCAGTCTTCATCTCTGTATTGGTAGCAATACGGATCCCCTTTTCCGATATGTTCAGTTGCCCTTCGGGGATATAATCCATAAAGGCAAAGTTGGCTACCGCGCGCTGGGTATTATACAGTAATTGATTTAGTTTTTCGGTGGATGAGGATCCGGATGAAGATGAGGATGAGGATCCCGAACTGCTGTTATCCAGTGATGACTTGTAATTGGTTAGCTGGGTAAACAAGGCGGTGCCCAGGTAAGTATCTCTGATCTCATTCTCGCGATCTTCCACGGCGTATTCGATTACACCGAAATCGCTGATAAAATCGATAGCCAGATGTTCCTTCAGGTCGTCTATGCTTGTGATCAATTTAGTCGGCATCGCTTGATAGTTTAAAGTAATAATATATCACCCCGTTTTCGGTTTTCTCTTTCCAAAACTTCCACGGATCCCCGGGGGCGGGATCTCCTTTGCGGATCTTTTTGATCATGTCTGTTATGGTATCCCCCATTAGTCTACCACCTTTTGCACCCCGGTCGGGTTTTTATCCAGGGTTGTTAATACCATATCCTTAAACCCGAACTCGATGCGCTCATCCCACTGATTAAATTGCTTAATGAAATACAGTGGCGACATAAAGCGCTGGCGCATCATACCCTGCTGGCTGTTGAAAATCAGCTTGGCCTCACGCTTGTCGCTGCCCGAACCTGCCGAAGTCTTATTGTTTGGCAGCCCTGCTCCCTTAAGGGTCGGGTCTATGTTCAGGGCAAATAATATCATTGCATTGGCTTCGCTCTGGTCTGTCGACAAGGTTCCGTCGGGTATTGAGGTATCAATCTTCAATATCTCCCAGCCAGGCAATTCATTGCCCGTGCGCTTGTCAACGCCATAGTGAGAGATGAAGCTCTTTCCTACATTTTCCACACCAGTCAGAAAGTCGTTCATTTGCTCGAGCTCTTCCTGGCGGATCTCCTTTTGTTTGTCAAGGTTCATCTTATCCCAGTCCTTGTACTTGTCGGTCCAGTAATTCCTGGGGATCCTGATGTGGTACCGCAGACTCATGGCATTCTTCAACAGGTTTTTCTTTAGTTTCGGGATATCATTCGACACGTCGAGCCATCCACTGTCAATGATCGAATGCCATGCAGGCTTCGCATAATAGCTTCTTCCCGGCGAAGCGAACCGCATCCTGTAAATGAATTTACTGTTGGCTGTAGGATTTTTGGGGTTGAAAACGGGCACAGATGAAATACGGTCAGCCTTGGGTCTGGGGAAATCAGCTGAATAATAAAAGCGGGTAACTTTCCGTGTACCCGGATCCATCACCCCCCAGCGGCTGAACACTGCTTCCTTGGCTTTCACATCAACAATCTTACTTGCCATGGATCCACGTCCCAGGAACATCTCCGGGAAGATGTTTTTAAAATAGATGTAATCGTATATTGTCTCTTCAAGAAACTCAGTAATATCACAGTATTTAAAGAAGTTTTTAACCTCTGGGAATTCCGTGGGGATGATGAGTTCTTTACCATTTTCCAGACGCCGCTCAAAGGTCATAAGTCCCTGTCCGAAGAAGGCATCGCATAGCCATCCCAGCCCGGAGCTTGCCACCACATTCTTATCTACCTTGTCCAGTATCGACTTAGGGCGGTTGTCATCACGACCCCAGTATGCCCATTGACTGGTCCGGTTTACCGGCTCAAGATATGCCGATGTTTCCGTTGTTTGAGCAGGATGTTCACCAAAGGTTACCATGGCCCCGGGGCCGCTCATGAAGGCAACCAGGCCATCATCACTAATGCTCACTTTATTAATGGAAAACTGCTTTGCCATTGAACTTTTCAATTAACCTGACATGGATCTTTCTGATTTGCCCACTGGATACAAACATCACATTCCGGGTTCCGTTGTCATGGTGATTAGGAAATTTTGTTCGGTCAGTCACAGGCTTTTTTACATGCTTTTGCTGATAAAGAATAACATTATCCATTTTCAATCGCTCACCACCTTCGCGGGTGAACCTGTTATATGTGCATACTTCCAGTGAAAATGGCACGGGGATCCCTTTGCCATCCACCTTTCTCATCAGCTTCATTACATCAGCCAGTGCTATTAACTGCATACAATTAAAATTTTAACGAAATAACTGCTGATTATCATCAATTTAAAGGACATTGCTATCTTATTTAAAGCCAAAAACATATCATATTTATTTATTCTTCTGTTTCATTTGTTTGATTTTATACCAATTTTTTTCCAGAAAGCCCATGCACAAACACATACACCCCACCGCCGTGCCCTATCGATGACTCGCAATTGCATTTGCTTTTTGAGTTGGAAATATGAAAATGTGCTTTTGTTTGCAATCAATTACTTGCCCTCCAGGGGCGACCGGTCCCATCAAATGATTGCAGTATGTTCCCGGATCCGGGCCGATGGCGACCTGGTCCCTGGAATTTATGATTGCAATGTTAAATGATCTCGTTTGGGATGAAGTCATGGCCGGCTGAATCAAACATATCCATATGCCTGGCCCAGTATAATGTATCGAATGCCTCACTGGGGTGTGTGGCATGTTCAGGGGGGATGATGGTAGACTTCTCTGAGCTTTTATCCTTCTCGAATCCACTGCGGCCCTGGCGCACCCCAGCGTTCTCCAGCGACACAATCAGGTCAGCACAGTTGATGCTGTTGATCCTGACCCTTGGGGCAGGTGTGTTGCCCTTGAGTGCATTGTTGATATCATTGAATAGTGTGTCATGCCCTGGCGCCCGGCCTGTATACTGGTCATTGACGGACCAGCCCTTAGATGAAAGTATCTCCATTACCTTATCACAGAAGGCATAGTCACGGGCGGCATCACGCCCCACAGCTGTATGGTTGTAGTAGTAGTTGACGACCTTGGTCTTATAATGCTTATAGTAATTGCAGAACTTTTTAACAACGGCATCGAGCAGGTCCGGGGACTTAACAAACAGAAAATTCACAATAGCATAATCATCCCCCTGTTGCTGGCCTACCACCATTGAGTTGATTGCTGCATTATAGTCCATCCCGATATCCAGCGGCTGATCTGCCAGCAGATCATCATCCATGCGGCAGTCGCGGTTACGGATGCTGTTGAAGTCGAATGACAGGCTGTCGATCAGCTCATAGTTTGGATTCACATAGTAGTGCTCATTTTCATCCAGGGCTGCATAAAAGCCCCCCTCTATCTTCTTTAACCGTTTCCCCAAAATGCTCATATCAAACTTTTGGGGAGTCAGTGTCCGCTTTTGTTCTTTGATATAATCAAGGCCCAGCACATCAATATTCTCAAGTGAACTACATACCGAGAAGTATGTAAGATCTTTTCGGATGGCATTCAATGCCTTGTTTAGCTTATTAATCCGTGACTGGATTTTTAGCCTGCGGGATGATCCTACACTGAATATCCTTGCATGAAGATCGATAAGCTCAGACTGAATCCCCAGAACGAGCTCGACGGCCTTCTCATCCATGTGTTGTTCATAATCGAACAGCCATTTTGCTTTGGGGCTGTTGGGCATGTCGGTCGTGAATACAATGCTGTGATGTTCCGACCGGTCACCAAAGAACTGCCGGTTACCACGATTGGTCTGGAATGTTTCGCTCAGCTTATCATAATTCAAGTGCTTGGCTTCATCCCCGATGATGTAATCGACAGATGGACCAGCGGCATTGAATGCCCGATCCTGGGACACAATGACCTGGCAGGACCCGTTAAACCAGAATATTGCATGCTTGGGTGAGAGGGGGTTGTTCAATGGTGTAGGCCAGTTCCAGGAAGCGGGTGGCTTCCTGCCGATAAAATAATGAAGATCCCTGTGATACCCCATCCGCTTCCACATCTCCAGCACGTTGGGCAGTACATTGACCAGGGCATGCATGTAGGTAGGGGCTATCAATATCCCTTTACTCCTTGGCATAGCAAAGGTATTATGAACTATCCTCTCTGCTATCACCCCCTCACTTTTACCTGTGCCACGTCCCCATATATCAATTTCGATGTGGGCCCTTACAAGCATTGCCCTGATCTGGGCTTTATTCATATAGAGCTGTGCCTGGTTATTCATCTTCCTGCTTTGATATTTTCAAAAATTTGGCAATCTGTTTATCAACGTCTTTTACCGGGCGAAGCCCCAGGGCTGCCACATCAGGTGTTATCACCAAAATATTTTGCTGAAGCATTTCGGGTGTGATCGGATTAGACTCTTCCTTGTCAAATCCAAGCAGTGTTATCAGGTTTTTTTCAGCCGCATTCTTTGCCCGTAGATCTTCGGCCTTGACGGCCATCTGTATGGTCTGCACGATGCTGTCAAGCAGAAAGGCTCTGTAATAATCCTTGTCGATAACTACCGAGCTGCCAAACACTATCTTGGCATTGTTAATATCGCGATATGCCTGTGGCAGCGACATATTGAACCTGACGGCCATCATCTTGGCCACCACATGTCGGCTCTTAAAACGCCGTAGCTGCCCCTCGGCAAATGATATCCTGTTAAGCACTTCCTTTTCCTTATTGGTGAGCTTCACATTATCCTCACCCATCAGATATGCCAGGATTTTCTCATTTTGCGCCACCTCTTTGGTTAGCCTGGCATTGCTGTAATCATGCTTTATTTTTATAATATCACCCATGTTTCAGTATTTTTTCGATGGCATCTATCTCTGCCTGCCAATCAATCATGTTCTGTTGATTACGCTCGGGATCCTTTTTACCTTTTGATAGGTATGTTTTCAACGTCCTGCGACGGCGATCCAGCCCGATGGGGTCGCTGGTGTCAGCCTTGATGGTTGGTGTGGGTACTTCCAGCTCTGGATCCGGGAGCCGCTTATGCTGATTATAATAGTCTATCTGCTTCCAGCATTGATTGATCTCATCCCACATATCCAATATCCTGGCAGCCATTGCGGCCCTGGCAGCAACATCATTGCTGTAACAGAGCTTTGAGTGCAGGTTCCGAGCCTGCACATATAACTTCTTTTTACGACTATAAATCGGTTTCAGCTTGTCGGGGACCACCGTAGGGATAGCCGCCGGGTTCTCGGCCGGTTTTATCCTTTTTTTTGAAGGGCGTTGCTTTTGTGGTGCCGGCAGCACTGATATCCCTGCTATAATGCGGAGCTCATTGTCGAGGATACTTCGAAGGATCCTTTTATCCTGAACTGTCAAAATCCTGCGGCGGATGTTTGGGTTATTGCCGTATTTTTCATATAAGGAGATCCCTGCCCTGATAGGCATCCCATCTTTCAACCATTGCTGTATTTCTCTTTTTGCTGTCATTTTTCAAAGTTAGATTTGTTGGGGAATAACTCCCGGAGGATCTGTTTCAGGTCATCATTCAAGCCGGCATCGTTATAGCCCATATATTTCCGCCCGGAAAGGCGGCCGGTAATCTGTTCCCTGGTGCAAGGCTGCTCAATGGTAAGCTTCTGCTGCTGCATCTTTACCTTTTCAGGAGGATCAACATGATTATAATAGAATGTGTTGATGCAATAGCCTATATCTGAGCGAAAATCCACGCCTTTAAACACCCTTGAAAATGCTTTTTTATTATAAAGCATGGGTGCATGCACATCATAATGAAAGGCAGGAAGACCATGCTCGGTGAGATAGTTCATCGTCCTTCGCATTCGATTTTTCCACTTACCGGACCACCAGCGCTGGCTGCATTCCTTTAAATTAAAGAGGAAGTACGGTTTGATCTCATCTGCCATCGCCACCGGCGAGATCAAAAGCTGATCATCCGACAGCCTTAAAAATTCATCTGACAAACCCGGCTGATCACAGGCTGACAGCACCTTATTAATCAAATTGCCGTCCTTATTGCTTTTCAGTGGATCCCCTACATTGATCACATGCACGTTCTTAAGCCAGGGGATCTGGCAAGTGGTCATCAGGTATACATTTCCCAGGGGTGCAAAATTCATTTCAAGTGAGCGAAGGCAGTACCTAAGCTCATTGTTATCCCACCGTGAACCGGGACCCAGCGGAATGACTATATCACACCTCATATAACCCTGTTGTTTTGATCGGTGTGAACCACGATTGGAACATGGGTCAATGCATTGGCTGAGGGGATGATGGCATAGGAGAGTACATGCACCTTATCGCCCTGCCGGCCATGCAGTGATGCACCGCCATTAAGGCAGATATCTCCGGATCCTCTGCGACCTGGAATCACATAGGTGATGATCCGGGTGCCCCGGGTGGAGTTGTTTACGTGAACTTTTTCGTGAGGGTAGATGTTGGCAGCTTCCATCAGGTCGGGATCTATGGTTATGCTTCCCTGGTAATTGATGTTGGCTTCGGTAACAATGACCTCTTGCAGTTTTGATTTAAGAACTTCTATTTTCATTTGCTTTTGTTTTTGTGTGGGAATGGTGTGTCTGGGACCTGCTTACCCAAAAAATGACAAAGTTTCTCCCAGCACTCGCCATTTTCCCAGCATAATTCAATAAATTTCAGCTCGGGGTGTGCTTTGAAATACTCTCGGATGCGGTGATTGTGATCCATGTATTTTTTAACAAAGCTTTCCATGTTGTCAGCAGTAGGCATATGATGCCCATAAATATGTTTTCGCAAATAAAGTATATACAGCTGATGCTCTTTCTCATAGGCATTTTTATACAGGCTTTGAAACCAGGTTGCTTCATCCTTCCTTGTTGTAAGGATATACCTGGCATCGGGATACTCAAGTGGCAAGGCAAGTGCCAGTTGGGGAAATGGGAGATCCTGAAAGATGCTGTTTCTTTTTATGAATTTTTTCAATTTTTGTACCGCATAAGATTTCTGCCCGTGCTCACAACATTGAAAAAACTCCATTGCATTGTATGTTTTTCCCCGATAACCAAGCTCACGGCAGGCATACAACAATGTGGTGGTACCAGTCCGGGGCAATCCTATCCCAAATACTTTCATTTTAACAGGCTTTTTTCAAAGGCGAGGGACATAATTTCAATCACCTTTTTTTTAACAGCAGGTGTAAACTGGAAAAAAATGGCATTGCCAGGGGTTTTATTGGCATCAATGACATAATAGCGGTTTTCCTGCTTATCATATAGAAGATCTACCTCACCGTAATCCATGCCGATGACCTCGCAAAACCAAAGCACCTTATCCAGTAAGCCAGGCGGAAAGAAGTAATTGAATTCAGAGGGATAAATGATATGTGATACGGATGATCGGCCTGTGAATCGTATAGACACGTCTTTGTTCTTGAAAAATACCAGGGGTATGCTTTTACCGAATACCGGGATCCGGATATCGCGATAGGTATCTTCTTGCACCTGGTTGTTGATAAGCTTCTGGTATATGTGGTTATCCTTCACCCTGGTAATCGGGCACTCAATGATCCTTCCGTTGTGTGCAGCCTGTTCATTTGATTTTTCCACAGCGGCGCCTATATGTACCAGGGGATCGATTAATGATGAGTATCCGAATATTTCCCGGCTAACAGCATCCACATAATCTTTCCGGACATTACTGCAATGCCTGTTTATGACAGGTATCCCTTTTTCGGCAATCAGCTCAAGTTCAGGCCAGCGAGGATGCCATGCAGCACCACGCCAGTTTATAGCCACCTCGAAAGAATCTGATGCGGCATTGGTGATTCCAATTTTTAGGTAATCACAGATCTGTGTGATCTTGTTTTTGGGCTTGGGGCCGGCCGGATAGAATAGTATATTCATACTACAATTATATCGAGATGCAATTGTGTGCTAAAGGACATAAAAAAAGCCCCGCAGAACGGGGCTTTTAGCAGAAAGTCACAAAAACCAAAAACTCAGGATATGGCTGATATCTCAGACATTCTCTTTTCGTAGGCCGCTTTAACGATTACGCTCTCGGGCTTTGCTTGCAATAAATTGTGGAGCTGCTGTTCATTTTCGGCCAGTTTCATGGCATTGGCAATCTCTTTGGCCGTTGCAGGAAGCTCAGGAAGCTGATCGTCTGGCAGCGGAATGCTCACATCGGTATACTTCTTTACCCCTTCATCGGTGAGCTCGATTTTATCAAAGCCATCCTTCCACAAACTCACTGCCCTTTTCAGGGTCATGGTGCGAAAATCAATCAGCCCGTGTTTTGTGGACAATAGCCTTGCCGGCGTTCCGGGCTTACGGGTAAAGTATTTTGCTGCTTCCGGGTGCATTATACTACGATACTACGCTTGATGATTCGTCACTGGGAATGTTGATGCTCAGGCTTTCAGAGCCATCGAGCGTAAGGCTGCCATTGTAAAGCGGAGCGGGTCCGTTCTGGATCGACTTTACGGTAAAGGTGGCCCCTTTTGTCCCTTCACTGTTAACACCTGTTGTGGTGTTTGCCCGGGTGATGGCCGGCACACCGGGTTTGATACCCAGAACGCGATGGTTCCCGTCAGCTTCGGGTACGATCCACACACCTTTTGTGTTCAGTACCTTGCGGATGAACCCGAGGTGTTGTGCACGGTTGCCCGGGATCAGAAATTCATAGGTCGACTCCATTGAATTGTTGCCCTCCCCCTCAATCGCTGCATCTTCTACCTTGCCGGTAGCGGGTTCAATGGTGATCTCCCAGAAATTCTTACCGGATACCATTGTGAAATCACCCGTAATTTCGGCATACTCGGCCAATGATGATGGGGTCGTTTTATAGGCCGGCATGGTTTCGATGTCGTCGATGGGGCAGAAATACGCCTTGCGTTGAACCCCTGCCATATTGTCCTTGCCGTCGAGGCCACTGATATCTTCAAAATCGACAAAATAAAGAAAGTTTTTCATAGTTTTCTGTGTTATGTTTTCTTAAAATAGGGGGCCGAAGCCCCCGTTTTGTTCATATTACTTCCCCGCTACAGCGCCGAACTCGAGCTGGCTGAAGCACTGGCACTTGACGAGCTTTCGTCATCGATGGTGTTTTCATTGGTCCATACGGCCTTCAAACTTGCGATCTGGTAGCCGATGTTGAAAGCCACAAAGAAACCCATTACTTTCGGGTTGCCCGGGCTGAAGATATTTACCTTCTCTTTGTCGCTTTCCAGGCCTACGCCCATGCAGAAGTTCTTCTGAGGCCCGAGGATGATCCTTTTCGATGTTCCCATGCCTGTCATCGGCACCAGCTCACACATTTTGCCGGTTCCTTCCAGATAGGTCTTCTCGAACTCCTTGTTGTAAACAGCGGCCCCTACCAGCGACTGGTAATGGTCATTGTAGGCATCCATCACCGGATGGCTCACATAGAGCTTGAGGGGCATGCCGCGATAGCCAGGCGCGTTTTCCATGGCGGTGCGGTAGAAGGCTTTGAGTTTGGTCACGGCATTGGCACTGGTGATGTCGCCGGTGGCGATCAGGTTACCGATAACCGATGAGATGTTGTCTGCAGTGATCTCGTCGTCGATGATCTCAAAGAAACCATCCGTGATCTTCTTTACACGGCCGGCAGCATCAGCGCCAGCATCCGACTTGTCGCCATAAAAGGTGCTGAGCGTAACGATGTCGTGGTTCACAGCCTTCATGATCTCCTGCAGGAAGATCGCTTCGAAGGGATGCTTTTGGGGGTCGGCCTGACCCGTGAGGTACAAGCCCATGGCGGTCTGGCGGTACGACAGCGGCTCTTCTTCCAGCTCTACCTGACCCAGGTCCGTGGAAAGGGTACGGGGGGTAAGGTCTGCTGCGTCCGTGTTCGGGTTCCATGAGCGCGCATAAGGTTTGATGATGTGTCCGAATTCCAGGGTGGTCATGATGTATTTATCAACGATCCCCGGAATAATGTTCAGGTTGCGGAGCTCCGGTGAGCCAACGGTGGCCAGCGTCAGGAGTTCCTTCTGGTGCTGTTCGGCGTAAGCCTGTATAGCACTGATGTCAACGGCATTATTTCCCATGATTGTGTTGTTTTATTGGTTGTTATTTTATTTTTCCCGGGGATGCCCGGATAATCCTTTTTAGTTTTTAGGGTTCAATACCTTGGAAATTTCATGGTATTCCATGGCCTGCGGATCTGACACCACGCCATCATCATCGCCATTGGCCCCGATAATGGTTTCCTGTGCAGGGGGTTCATTCTCCAGCCTGGTGATGGTAGCTTCCTGCTCACTGATCCTTGCCCTCAAGGTGGCAACGGTTTCACCTTCTTCCAGCCCGGATATTCTTTCCAGCAGATCTGCAACGGTTTCACCTTCTTCCAGCCCGGATATTCTTTCCAGCAGATCTGCAACGGTTTCGCCTTCGGCAAGCCCTTCCAGTCGCGCCAGGTGGGCGGCATTTTCATGTTCGGCATTGGCAGCGGCTTGCAGGGCAGTATTGATGGCAGCCAGTTGATCATTGCTCATATACACCCCTTCATCACTTGTTTCCAGGGATTCTACCCCGATCACGCCCATCAGGGCGGTGTGTGCGATATTGTTTTCTTTTGACATTTCTTTATTTTTTTTAGTGTTGGTTGCAACTGAAAGTTCAAGTGCGCGGCTAATGGCAAGTGTCATCTTACCGATACGGTCAACAAATACACCCATCACATCACGCGCGAAAAATACCTTGCCGGTTAAATGTTCTTCTTTTACCCCGGGGCGGTTTTCCTTGACATGATTGATAAAGTTATCAGCCAAAGGATCAAGCACCTCTTTGCGATATCCTTCATAATCACCGCGCAGAAGCTCATCCATTCTGCGCGTTTTATCGGGCGACAGGCTGGAGCTGATCTGGTGGAATTTCACGCCCTGGAGCTCGTATGCCGGTTTCATATCAGCAAATGACAGCAACACGCCTACGGACCCGATACGGTCAAACTCTGTGGATGCTATTACTTCATCTGCACATATACCTATCCATAAGGCAGCAGATGCCATCAGTCCGTCGACATATGTCACCACGGGCTTCTTGCATTCGGTCACGGCACTGGCAAGTTCAATGGTGCCATCAACGGTACCGCCAGGGGATTCGATCTTTAAAACGATGGCATCAACACTCTTATCATTGTCAGCCTCTTTTATGCGCCCGGCGATGGTTGACATCCCTGTCGGACCACAGAACTGGTCATTCTTCATCAGGGGCCCACTGATGGGGATCACCCTGACGGATTTTTTCACTGTATCCGGATCGGCCTGGGGTTCATCTGAACCTTTTTCGACGGTACCTGTAATGGTAAATGGCTTTTCATCGATCCCATCGAGCTGAACACTACCTCCGTTGACCAGGTTGCTGATCAAGGGGCCATAACCAAGGGCAGACTGTTCATCAATTGCCCATGGATGCCTGAAAATAGCTGATAATAGCTGAAAGTTCATTTTGAATTATTAACTTGCAGCTACAATATTACTGGGGCAGTAATATCATTTAAAGGACTAAGAAGATGAGGAAGATGAGGAAGGCACAGAAGATGATGAGCTTTCTGATGTTTCCCATACCGGGGATTTTTCGCGGCCGGATCCTGTAAACTGGTATGAATATCCTTTTTTCCCGCGGGGGTTTGCACTGGTGTGAGAAAATGTAAACAGCAAGGGTTCCTCTACAGAGCCTATTATCTTCTCAAGCCCGTCGTTATCTACCATATATAAGATAAAGTAGTTGCCAGCCATTTCGTTAAATAGCTGAAGTACCTGCTTGCTGTCGCCAGGATAAAAACCCTCCAGCACCTTATTAAATGAAATACCATTTTCGCCCTGAGAGCTCTCATCGGTGAATTTAAGTTCATCCTGGGTGGAATAGCCGTTGAACCAGTTTTCTGATATATCGCTAAGGTCATCAAGCTCGACCACTGAGTCGCTTACGGTAAAGGCACTGGCATCGCTTAGCCTGGTAAATCGAAAATGAGCTACGCCACCAATGACATCAGAAGGTATGGATGGGAAGTTTTGCATGTTTATAATATTGTAGCAAGGGGTGGATTCGAACCACCGGCCTTCGGGTTATGGGCCCGACGAGCTGACCACTGCTCTACCTTGCATTGTGGATTACAATATTACTTTTACCCCGGGGCGGTTTAAAGGACAGTAATCAGTAATCATTATACCTGTTTTTAGTTTTATGGCGCTGCCAGCGCTTGATCAATGTTTCGTGTGATATATTATCGGGGTTCAGTTTATTGATGTTCATAAACCGCTCAGTAAGGTCCTTCACCCCATTCTCGAAAAGAGATGATCGCTCGGTTCTCGGAATGTAATTCGAGTTGATAAACGAATAATATAAATCATTGAAGATCTCTTCCAGTAGTTTTTCCAGAATTTTTTCTTCGGTTTCTGGAACATATACATTGCCGCGAACCTCTATGTTGGCATCATACGGCAATATGATCTCACAAGTAGACGCGTTACTGCGGCGGGGTATGTAATCCAATGGAATTTTTTCCAAAAAATATTTTATCAGCTGGCCAAGCATATTGTTTCGTGTTGCTACCAGTGGATATTTCCCATACCTGGAAATTAGCCAATCCTTTAAATATGGCTTTAAATCAATGGTAATAATATTATCTGACGGCATAAGATAGATATATTGGTTTTTGACTAAGTGATGCAACTAAATAGAGATGGGAGAAAGAATGCCAGACACAAATATATGAATTATTATTATTTAAACATATTGCAATTAAAAATATCCCGGACCAGGGCACCGGTGTCCGGATCCCGGGGCAGTACTGCCATCATAAAAGCAAGCCGGCAGCTGCTGCAGCGGCTGAAATTGATTGCAAGTCTGTGGTGAGTGAGCAGATCAAAAAGAAATGCACACACACAATGCAAGTGACACTTGTAGGTATAGGCAAATATTTTAGTGCTGGGGTGCTTTTGTACTGGCTAAATATTATGTTTGATCAGCACAAAAATTCAATTCTGTGCTATTCTGTGCTATTTTGTGCTAAAATCGTGCTGAGTATATTGTTATATATCAGACTGTTAAACCTAAAAAAAATTGTGCGCACAAAAGCACAGTTTTTTTCCTATTATTATACTAAGTATACTTTGCAGAATGCGTATATTATAAAATATATGATATATATTCCCATCAATCAATTAATTACGTGAAATAATAGCGTTTTAAACAGTGCTGCGGACACTTGCCGCCAGGCGAAATTCATAGTACTTATGCACCCATTTTGTACTGGATAAAAGGGGGCGGGGTTTTTGGGCGCAAAAAAAAGCCCCTGGCGGGGCAAGCTGAAACGGCAATAAGTCTCGCTGCGCTCGACTGACTGCCGCTAACGGTCAGCATCGCCCATTAAAACGGGCGATGCTTTTGCGTTATGCCCAATTTTAAGACCCACACTCCCTGCATAGTGGTCGTCTTTTGTGATTTTCATTTCAAATTGTTTTAATGTCCCCCCAGGCAATAATGCCTGGATGTTTTAATACCGAAGATCTCCTTTGTCCGGACATAGTTCCAGTGGCGTTTCATGCTCACGCTGGCTTTTTCATAGTTCCGGTTACGGTCCATAATCTCACGTTGGGTTATGCACTCCAGGTTGTCCAGGGAGCAGTTCATACTGTTGCCATCGCGAAAGACAATAATCAAACCCGGAGAGAGTGGCCCATGTTCCTGCTCCCATAGATAGCGATGCAGATGAACCCATTTGCCGGCGTCAAGCCTGATGAATTTATACAGGCGGCCCTGCATATTCTTTCTTATGGTGATCTGCCCGTCAGCTTTCGTGTTATGTGGTAGATGACCTTTAGGGAACCTGGTAAGATAGGAGCTCCCTCCAGCGACAAAATGCTTACCCTTGTTAAAAGGAACATGACCGGCCTTGAATTGATGGTCCTCTTTCGATTTGATAAATCTATATCTCCAGCGGAAAGCTTTAACAGCCTTCACACTTCGCCCGAGCATTCGAGCGAGCTCCGCATCATTGTATCTCTTATACCGGTCGCGTACAAGCCGCATCTCCGCCGTGGTCCATAGCCGATAATTATCTGTTTTGCTCATTTTTTGGGGTTTTAACGCGCTGAGAATCGCCTGTACGGGTGCTGCCTGTATAGATGTACACTCTACGCTGCTCTACGAAGGGTATCAGCCCCGAGGG